GGAATTGCAAAAGCTATGGCTGAACAATGGGGCGGTATCGTGCCGCCGAAGGAGGAATGAGCATGGGAGTTTATATCAAGAACATGGAGATGCCGAAAAACTGTGGCAATTGCTTTTTCGATACACGATGCGATAACTGGCGTTTGAGAAATTGGGGAGCGCCGCCGCCAGATGACTGCCCACTCGTCCCCGTCCCGAAGCATGGGAGGCTGATTGATGCGGATGCGCTGAGAGCCGAGGTGAAAAAACACGTAACGCCATCGGATGCTTGGGTGTTTAGTTTTATTCGGACAGCTCCAACAATCATCCCGGCAGAGGAGGGCGAGTGATGGTGCATCCATGTGATAAGCCTTGCGGCAATAAGACGGCAAGCGGTTACTGTGCAACAACAGCTTGCATCAATCCGCAGTATTCCAACATCGGAACAGCGCATTATGGTCAAGGCGTTCAGAAACGCATCATCACCAACGCCGACCGCATCCGTGCTATGACGGACGAGGAACTGGCAGAGGCAATATGCAAGGTGGAGCTTATGTCGGACAAACATGGGCACAGGGGATTCCAGGCGTGGCTTGACTGGCTGAAACAGGAGGTGAGCCCATGAAAGACGTCTTGTGTGAGTCCTGTCTGTATGGAATCAAGGACGCGAAGAAGAAGCCCTGCGAGCGCTGCGAGGCGGACGAGAAGGGCGGCAGAAGCTGCTTTGAATCCGTGCGGGCGCACACCGGCACGGCCTATATGGATCAGCGCGTACAGTGCCCCTTCTGGAGCTGGGCGAGACCGAAGTACCGGCTGATCACCTGCGAGGGACTGATCACCAAGACGCAGACCAATGTGTTCCGATCAACGGACGAGACGCGCGCATACATCACCAAGTACTGCGAGAATGACTACAGGCGCTGCAAGCTGTATCAGCTGATCGAGAAGAAATACGAGACCGGGGGATGAAAAATCCCCCGGTTTTCCTGTTTTGGGGTGTTAGAGATCGAGGCGGTCAATCCGGTAAAATAGTGGGGAGGAGGTGCGAGATGGCACTACCGTGGGAGAAAATCAGAAAAGAATATATCGAGACGAGCATAGGCATGCGCCCTCTTGCACAAAAGCACGGTGTATCCTTCGACACGCTCAAATGGCGAGCAAAGCACGAGGAGTGGTCAAGGCTGCGGGACGAGTACAGGATCGAGACAGGCGTGCAGGCGGTCAGTAAACCGCGCGCTACCACAAAGATCACCACAGTCACCACAATTACCACACCAAAGGGCAAGGACGTGGAAGACGCCGCGGCCATCTTCCGGATCGCGGATAAGGCGCTCGAAAAAGCGGAGGCCTATCTGGACGCTGTCGAGATGCTGGGGCCGCAGGACCTGTCGCATGTCATTGGAGCGCTGGCTAAGGCAAAAGACATCCGGGCGATCAAGGTCGCGCTGGACCGTGAGGAGCAGCGGGCGCGGATCGCCAATCTGAAGCAGCAGACCAGGACGGCGGAGAGAGAGCCGATCACGATCACGTTTGAGGGCACGGAGGAGGCGGCACGATGAAGCTGGTCATTCCGGAGCCGAGCGAAAAGCAGCGGCTGTTTCTGGCCGACGAGCACAAGTACGTTGCCTTCGGCGGAGCCAGAGGCGGCGGCAAGAGCTGGGCCGTGAGGGTCAAGGCCGTGCTGCTGTGCTTCAAATACAGGGGCATCAAGGTGATGATCGTCCGCAAGACCTATCCGGAGCTGCGGGCCAATCATATCACGCCGCTGTGCGAGATGCTGCACACGGCAGATCCCGACAGGACAAAACGCTTTGCCGAGTACAACGACGCCAAGAAAGAGATCCTGTTCCCGACCGGCAGCAGGATCCTGTTTCGGTACTGCGATACCGACCGGGACGCGGCGCGCTTCCAGGGCACGGAAGTGGACGTGCTGTTCGTGGACGAGGCCACGCAGCAGAACGAGGAGCGCATGGACCGGCTCAAGGCCTGCGTGCGCGGCGTGAACGAGTTCCCAAAGCGGATCTACTACACCTGCAACCCGGGCGGCGAGGGCCATGCCTGGGTCAAGCGGCTGTTCATCGATAAGCGGTACCGGGCGGAGGAAAAGGCGGAGGAGTATTCGTTCATCCAAAGTCTGGTGACCGACAACAAGGCGCTGATGAAGAGCGATCCGGATTATATCCGGCAGCTGGAGAGCCTGCCGCCGAAACTGCGCGAGGCGTGGCTGCACGGACGGTGGGACATCTACGAGGGACAGTTCTTCGAGGACTTCCGGGAGACGGTGGATCTGACAGCAGCGCATGAGGCCGGCTGCGAGCTGAGCGCGGAAGAGCTGAAACGGCAGCGCAGATGGGTGCACGTGATAGATCCGATAGACCTGTCACGCGGACCGGCGGCGGGGTGGAAGATATTCCGCTCCTACGACTTCGGCTACGGCAAGCCCTTCTCCTGCGCCTGGTGGGCCGTGGACTATGACGGCGTGATCTACCGTGCGCTGGAGCTGTACGGCTGCACGCAGACGCCCAACGAGGGCGTGAAATGGACGCCGGAGCAGCAATTCCGGGAGATCGCCCGCATCGAGCGGGAGCACCCCTGGCTCAAGGGCAAGCCCATCCAGGGCGTGGCAGACCCGGCGATCTGGGACGCGTCAAGGGGCGAGAGCATAGCTGAGACCGCTGTGCGCTGCGGTGTGTACTTCACGCCGGGCGACAACAACCGGATCCCCGGCTGGATGCAGATGCACTATCGCTTCCAGTTCGACGAGAACGGCTACGCCAGGATGTACGTGTTCTCCAACTGCCGGGCGTTCATCCGGACGATCCCGCTGCTGGTGTATGACGAGCACTCCCCGGAGGATCTGGATACCAGCATGGAAGATCATGTGGCCGACGAGACGCGGTATTTCTGCATGTCGCGGCCGATCAAGCCGATCCTGCCGGCGGAGGAGAAGCCGATGATGTATGACCCGCTGAATCAACTGAAACGGAGGTAAATATGGACGAAATCAAGAGACCGGCCATCGGGCGCGAAGAGCTGCAGAAGCTGACGGAGACGCTGAAAAAGTACAAGGCCGGGAAGGCCAGGCTGGAGCGGCGCGTGGTGGCGTCGGAAAACTGGTGGAAGCTGCGCAACGGCACCGAGGAGCGCAAGGACACAGACTTTGAGGACGGTGGCTTCCGGTCAAAGAGCGGCTGGCTGCACAACGTGATCGTCAGCAAGCACGCCGACGCGCTGGAGGCGTACCCGGAGCCGAACATCCTGCCCCGGGAGCCGGACGACGAGGACGAGGCCAAGAAACTGTCGTCCATCGTGCCGGTAGTGATGGAGCAGAACCACTTTGAGGACACCTACTCGGACGCGGTATGGGCCAAGCTCAAGACCGGGACGGGCGTGTATAAGGTGATCTGGGACGCGCAGAAGCTCAACGGGCTGGGCGAAATCTCGATCCAGACGGTGGATCTGCTGAACCTGTTCTGGGAGCCGGGCATCAAGGACATCCAGGACAGCAAGTACGTGTTCCACACGTCGCTGATGGACAACGAGATCCTGGAGGCGCAGTATCCGCAACTCAAGGACCAGCTCAAGGGCGGCACCTTCACGGTGACCAAGTTCATGTACGACGACGCGGTGCCGACCGACGGGAAGAGCCTGGTAATCGATTGTTACTACAAGCGGTGGGAGCAGGGGCGGACGACGCTGCACTACGTGAAGTACGTCAACGACACGCTGCTGTACTCCAGCGAGAACAACAGCGCGCCGCTGTATGAGCACGGCCTGTATCCCTTTGTGTTCGACGTGCTGTTCCCCATCGAGGGCAGCCCCTGCGGCTACGGCTTCGTGGATCTGTGCCGCAATCCGCAGACGGCCATCGACCTCATGGACAGCGCGTTCATCCGCAACACGATGGTGGGCGCCATGCCGCGCTATTTCAAGCGGCAGGACGCCGGCGTGAACGTGGACGAGCTGCTGGATCTGTCAAAGCCGCTGGTGACGGTGGACGGCAATCTGGGCGACGACGCGCTGAAAGTCATCGACTACAAACCGCTGAGCGGCAACTACATGGATTACCAGCGGGGGCGCATCAACGAGCTGCGCGAGACCTCCGGCAACACGGAGACGGCGACCGGCTCCACGACGCAGGGCGTGACCGCGGCTTCGGCCATCGCGGCCCTGCAGGAGGCAAGCGGCAAGGGATCGAGAGACAGCACGCGGACGAGCTACCGGGCGTACAGCGAGGTCATCAACCTGGTGATCGAGCTGATCCGGCAGTTTTACTCTGTCCCGCGCATGTTCCGCATCACCGGCACGACCGGCGCGCAGGAGTTCGTCAGCTTCGACAACTCCGGCATGGTGCCGCAGCCGCAGGGCATACTGGCGGGACAGGATCTGGGTATGCGGCTTCCCGTGTTCGATATCGAGGTCAAGGCCCAAAAGGCCAGCACCTACACCAAAATGAGCCAGAACGAGCTGGCGCTGCAGTTCTACAACCTGGGCTTCTTCAACCCGCAGAACACCGACATGACGCTGATGTGCCTGGGCATGATGGAATTCGACGGCAAGGACAAACTGATGCAGCAGGTCACGGAGATGGGCGGCATGTACCGGCAGATGATCATGTGGCAGCAGATGGCAATCTCGCTGGCGGCCAAGTATGAGCCGCAGATGGCGCAGGGCATGATGGCCAACATCACCGGCCAGCCCATGCCGCAGCCAATTGACGGCAACGCCGGGATGCCGCAGGACCCCACGAACGAGACCACGCGCGTGACCAACGCCAGAGCGCAGGCCCGTGAGGCGAGCCAGCCGGGAGGCATGGGATGATCCGCGCCACGTATAACCGGCAGGAGACCCGGCTGACGGTGAAGGGCCACGCCGGGAGCGCGCCGAAGGGACAGGATCTGATCTGCGCGGCGGCGTCGATCCTGGGCTTTACCGCCGTTGCTTGCGCCGAGGACAACAAGGACAAGTATTTCCCGGCAATCACGCAGCACGACGGAGAGCTGCGGATCGAGTGCAGCCCGCTGAAAAGCTACATCACGCCGTGCCGGAGAATGCTGGATACGGTGTTCACGGGGATGGAGCTTTTGGAGAGCGAGTACCCGGACTTTGTGAGGACAGAAAGGGAGGATTGAAAACATGGCAATCACCAACAACCGCGTCGTGATGTCTGACGAGACCTACGCCAAGAAGCGGACGCAGCCCACCGTTGAGGACGTGACGGACGACAAGAGCAAGAAAAACGCCGCGGCCAGCAATACTGGGAGCGGCGGCTATGTGGCCGTGCAGAGCGCGGCGCCCAGTACCCCGGCACGGAACTACGACACCACGGTGCCGTCGGTGTTCGGCGACACGCGCGATCCGGAGCTGACCGCGCAGTATGAGTCCGCGATGGCGGCTCTGGAGCAGATGAAGGGCAAGGCCCCGGTGTACGGCAGCCAGTACGACGCCCAGATCCAGGACCTGTATCAGCAGATCATGGGGCGGGGGCCGTTCAAGTATGACCAGAAGACCGACCCGCTGTATCAGCAGTACGTGCAGGACTACACCACCCAGGGCAAGATGGCCATGCGGGACACGATGGGGCAGGCCGCGGCGCTGACCGGCGGCTATGGCTCGTCCTACGGCCAGGCGGTGGGGCAGCAGCAGTACGACCAGTACCTGCAGCGGATGGCGGACATCCTGCCGCAGACCTACGGGATGGCGCTGGACGCCTACAACGCCGAGGGCAACCGGCTGACGCAGAACCTGGGGATCACGACCGACCTGGAAAAGAGCGATTACGACCGGTATCTGGACGCGCTGAACCAGCACAACATCGATCTGAACCGCGCACAGGCCGAGGCCGACACCTGGTACGGGCGCATGACCGACGCCGAAAAGCTGGCCTACAACCGGCAGATGGACCAGTACGAGCTGCAGAAGGACCAGTATGCACGGCTTATGGGCCTTATGGCCGCGGGCTACACGCCCAGCCTGCAGGACTACCACGCCGCGGGCCTTTCGGAGGCACAGGGCGAGGCGCTGCGCTCCCAGTACGCCCCGGCGGAGGCTCCTTCGGTGGTGTACGTTGGCGGCGGAAGCACCCGGAGCGGCGGCAACAACGTGCTGGGCGGCGGTGCCACGGCGAAAGATAAGCAGAGCGCCGACGCGGCATCCGGCGCGGGCGTCTCAACGGCGCAGTACAACGGCATTATGCAGACGATCCGGAGCGCACCGAGCGCCAGCGCAGCTTACAGCCAGCTGGTGAACAGCTCTGTATACGGACAGCTGAACGATCAGCAGAGGACGGCGGTCGCTAACGCACTGGCGAGAAAATAACAGGAGGATTCGATATGCCTTTGAGCATGCAGAATTTCATCGATAAGTATGCCACCAAGAAGGACCGGACGCAGACCGCGCAGCCGCGGACGGAGAGCCGCGCCCCCAGCATGGAGGACTTCATTTCCCGCTATGCCACGGGCGGAGCCGAGCAGAAGAGCAGCGCTGCGCCGAGCATGGAGGAGTTCATTTCCCGGTACGCAACCGAGAAGATCACCCGGCACGACACGCCGACGGCCACGCCGACGGCGACCGCCACACCGGCCCAGAGCGGCGAGGAAATCTATGCCCAACGGCAGGCCCAGAGGGCGGAGGCCGGCGACACGCTGTTCAACCGCTGGGTCTCGCTGCTGGGCACCGCGGCGACACAGGCGCAGCGCGGCGTGACGGGAACGACGGTTTCCGCAGAGCAGCAGCTGGACGAGGCGCGGCGACAGGCGGAGAACGCGAGCGAGATCCGCCGGGCCAGCGAGCAGTACAACGCGGCAGGCAAGGCCATCGACTGGGACGGCAGGGACGAACTCATACAGGAATACCAGAATCTGCGCGCACAGGGCATCCTTGACCCGCTTTCCGTTGACGTCAAGCGCATGGAGGAGGTCAAGCAGCAGATCGAGGAGGGAGACCTTGCCGCCGGCAACGGGGCGAGGGATTACACGTTCCTTGATACGATGGAGGACGTGCAGCGCACGGTTGACCGCAGGCTGGGCGAGGCGGGCGCGAACCTGTTCTCCAACGTGGGTCAGCTGGCGCTGAAAGCCGGACGGGAGCAGGCGGCGCAGGACTATGCCAATTCCATGATGGCCATGTACCCATTCCGGGACAACACGGAGGACATCATCCGGACACAGGCGGAGATCCGCAGCACGCCGCAGGCGGAGACGCAGTTCTTCTCCCGCGTGGACGCGGTGGCCGATCAGCTGGGCGAGGACGCCACACAGGCGATCCAGCGGGCCAAGGAGGGCAAGAGCGCCCTGGGCTCCGTCGGTATCGACGTGGCCGAGAACGTAATGGAAATGGGCTTCGACGCGGCTGTGGCAGGCCTTACGGGCGGCAGCGCGCTGGTGCCGATGTTCCTGCGCGTGTACGGCCAGAGCGTAGGTACCGCGAGACAGGCGGGGGCCACGCTGGAACAGCAGGCCGGGTACGCGCTGACGTCGGCTGGTATCGAGGTCGCCACGGAAATCATGTTCGACGGCGTGGCCAGGATCTACGGCGCGGGCGCGGCGGACGAGGTGACGGAAGCGCTGATCGGCAGACTGGCGGAGACGGACACCGGACGCACCTTCCTGCGCATGCTGGTGGGCAGCGTAGGCGAGGGCGCGGAGGAAGTTGTCTCCGATATGCTGGCACCGCTGGCCGAGAGCATCTACAAGGACGAGAGCGTCAAGGAATTGTACAGTCAGCTGGATCTGTCGGAGATCCTGTATGACTTCTTCATCGGCGCGACCGTCGGTCTGATGGGCTCCGGCGCGAGCCTGGTCAACGGGCAGAACGCGCAGGCGAACGCAGAGCTGCGCATGCGGAACGCGGGCGTGGGCAGCGTATCGAACCAGGCAGACGCGGCCTGGGACGTGCTGACGGGGCGCGTGAGCGCCGAGGAGCAGCAGGCCAGGGCCGAGCGTGAACTGGCGGGTCTTGACATGACGCGGGAGCAGCGGCGCGTGGCGGTGGACGAAAACCGCTATGTGGCGCCGAACCGGGTCAGCTTTGAGGACGCGGCGCGGGTAATCGACAGCGCGGAGCAGAAGCTGACCGACGCTGGCGTGGAGGACGAGAGACTGTCGGACGCCATCGCCGCCGTGGCCTTGCAGGAAAAGGCGGAGCGGACCGACGCCGTGGGCAACCGGGCGCCGACCAGGCGGCAGCAGCGGATGGTGGAGCAGAATGAGACCGCCCGGCGGATCGTGGAGGAGATCGCACAGGAGGGCCGGGAGGCCGAGCAGACCGCCAAGGCCACCTGGAACGACGTGCGCAGCAAGACCACGGTGGAGGGCAAGGAGGCCCAGATCGTCGGCGTGCAGGACGGGCAGGTGCGCGTGAAGCAGGACGGCGAGGTGCGCAACGTCAATATCGACGAGGTCAAGGGCATGACGCCGGCCTATCGGAAGCTGGTGGAGCGCGCCGCCGGGCAGAAGAACGGCAGCGTTATGCTACAGCTGTACGAGCCGGGCCAGGATATCGAGGCCTATGCAAGGGCCTGGGACAGAGCCGAGAACCTGTACGGAGCGCAGACCAATGTTACAGTGGAAACGGCGCGCAAGTATGGGAAGGCCTCTCTCAGCGCACTAACAGATGGGCAGCTCGAAATGGCGCTTATGCTTGGGAAACAGGCAATCGAGCGGCAGTCCCCCGCACAGCGCGAAAAGCTGACCGGAGAGATTGAGTATTGGAAGGGCGGCAAACTGGACGGCACCGAATATGACGGCGTGACAGAAGAGGAAGCACGCGAGATGCTCGGAGACGAAGAGATTACCCTGCTGAAAGATGCTTTGTCCAAGGTCGTCAATATCACGCTGGTCAAGTCGAAGGCGGACAAGTCCGGGAAATACGTCGGCGCGCAGGGCATCTTTTACAGGAACGGTCACATCTATCTTGACGTGAATGCCGGAATGATTAACGCGACCACGGGGCAGCGCACCATTGTGCTGACCGCAGCGCATGAGTTGACGCACTTCATCCGCGCGTACAACGAGGAAGGGTACAAAGCACTCCGCTCGTTCGTAACGGATGAACTTATGAAGCAGGGGCTTTCTCTTGAGCGCCTGGTGGCACAGAAGAGAGCAAGGTCTCCAGTCAAACTCTCTTATGATGAGGCGATGGAAGAGGTCATCGCGGACTCCTGTGAGACGATGCTGACCGACACCAGCAAGCTGAAGCAGTTTGCAAGCCAGCATCCTGCCGAAGCGCGCACGATTCGAGACTGGCTGAATAAATTCCTGGACAAGATCAGCGGCGCATTTAAGGGCCTTACGGCGGCTCACACAGAGTCTGCGGCCATGCAGGAGAAAATCGAGGATCTGCGCAAGTTGTGGTTTGATGCCTTGGCGCAGGCGAACCAGAATGCGGAAGTGTCGGAAGCTCTCAACCCGGAGGACACGGTACAGGAGGTCAAGACAGATACCGGCTATACGGCGGCCATCGGAAACGAAGACTCCCGTATGTACTCGCTGCGCACTTTTGATGAGGCCGGGCGGGAGAATCTGAACAGCTTCCTGGACGAGCAAGTGCAGAACGGCGCGCTGTCAGAGCAGGATGCCAAGCAGATGCGCACGCAGATCGAGGAACTGTACAAAGTCTGCAAGGACTATGACAACGGCGAGTATGCCCCCTTCTCCGCGTGGAGCAATGCACAGGTCGTCTCTATCGACGGCAAGCCGGTGTTCTCTGTGGTCAAGGCGAACGGCGAGTACAAGCTGAACCTGGACTTCTCCCTTGTGTGCAAGAAGAGGAGAACGCTCGACGCCGTCTTCAACGAGATGATCCGGCGCGGCATCATGAACGACTTTCGCATGGGGCAGGGATCCATCGCAAGGATCAACGAGATCATTCGCGACCACGGCTTTGAGGTCGCGTGCGGTCTGTGCTTCGTAGACTCCAAGAGATACCGGCAGGCTATGATCGCCGACGCCTTCTGCAAGATGTACAACATGCAGGTCTTCTCGCTGCTGAAGAAGGGCGCGGGCATGAAGCTCGACTCCTTCAACTACGGCGGGGACGCGACGATCGTCAACACCGGCGCGG